AAACTTATAATGATAAAGAGTATTATTTTTGCAATGAAGCCCAAAATGGATACCCCTTTTTACTCTGGTACGAAGGTGAAAATACACTTCTTCTCGCAGTAGAACCCGCAGTGGGAAGTAAATCCCATATAGAAATCACGTTGGATGAAATGCTTGCCATTGCCGACAGCGTAGAAAATTACAATTAAAAATATATCTAACTGCAAAACGGCACTAATCACAAAAAAGTGCCGATTTGCCTTTTATGTAAACTTATAGTTCATTTAATACACTTTTGTTCATCATAAATAAAAATGCTGTTTTTTCTTAGAAATTCAGTGATTCAGCTTGTTTTGTCAATATTTTTTCTTTCTAAATCCTCGCTGCATTTCAGTTAAATTCGGCACTTTTTCGTTTTTTGGGTGCCGATGCATAAAACCATATGAATACACCTGAATATATGCATAAGGCTATCAAAATCCCATTATATCAAGGCTTTCAAAGATTTTTCTTTCAAAACTCTTATTTAACAAAACACTACATTGTGTTAAGCTTTCTTTTTTTCTGCGTTATTATAGTAGATTTTCCTTTCTCATGCACTTCTATTTAACATCATACTTTTATGTTAAATTCCCCACCCTATCCCCTATTTTTTGCATAAAAAAGAGCATATCTTGAAAAGATACACTCTATTTTTATTGAAAATTTTATGGGTTACGCTACAGGTCTTTCCATAGCATTTATGGGGGATCATGCAGAAGTCGTTCTACCAAACTCCCGCAATATCATACTAACATAGAAAAAGTCCAAAATAGTCCAAAATAGTCCATTTATTTTTAACCAAAAGA